TGTGCCAACATCGCTTGCGGCTGTCGGCGTCGGCATGCTCGGTTCACCGGGGGCCGGCGCCGACAGCCGCAAGCGATGTTGGCACACTCTCGACGCCTTGGGCGAGATTGCGCGCCCACCAATTCTCGATCCTTGGCCGCGCGGCATCTGCCGCAGCCTTGTCCGACTTCTGGATGCCGAGCAGGAAATCAGCGATAGGGTCGAAAACCGCCCGGGTCTCAGGGCTGATTGGCGCGAGGTTTTCGGCCAGACCACCCAGCGCGCCATATATCCCACCCAGCGCCGTGTAGGCGCCGGCTTCCAGCGCGCGGCCGACGTTCTTGAGGCCATAAAAAGCCTTTCCGAACAGGGAGAGATTGTCGAAATCATCAGCAGCGATAGACGCATTGCCACCCCTCGCCGACCATGCCCCGAGCGCCGGATATTCCTGCATCGCGGCCCTGGCGCGGGCGACCCGACCCTCCTTTTCAAAGCTGGGCAAATTGCCGAGGACGATCGGAACCGGCAGATTGCGTTCCCGTGCAATACGGTGCGCCCTTCCCATTGCATCCGGATCGGCCGTCCGGACACGAAACGATATTTCGTCATCACGCTGCCTGCGAATGATGTCTTCATATGGGTCGGACGCAGCAGCCGGCTCGATCGCGTCGGGCGCTTGCCAGAGCGCGCGTTTGTAAATCTCGTTCGGATCAGTCGCCATTAATCAGCCTCCCCGTCCGAGGCGGTAAATTTCAGCCACTTCGTCTTCGTTGGGTTCGCGGCCCCTCTGCTGCTTGAAGCTGCTTGTGATCCGCTGTCTCACATTGGGTGGAATGTCATCTGCCCGCAGATCATATCGCCGCACAGTTTTTGTCGCCTGCCCGGTCGGCACCCCCATAAACGTCCGATCAACCCGATAGGTGACATCCGCTGTCGCTCCGACGAACGCCTGATACAACTCGGCCTCAGTGGGATTGCGCTTCCCACCGGTAACCTTCTGGAGATCCGCTTCCATGATCTTCTGCACACGAACGCGCCGCTGGCGCTGATCGTCCTTATCCCCGAGAATGCCCGCCTCCGCGCCGAACATGCTGATTGTAGACGCCACTTTACTGCGTACGGCTGCGTCTGGGTCGCCCCGCTTGATCTTGGCCTGCTCGACAAGCAATTCCTGCATTTCCGAGCGCGTGACCAATCCGGCATATGGTCCAAGTGCCATTTGGCTAAACGCCTCGGGATTGTTTATTCGTTCCAGCGCCAGACCCGTCGCTATCGAACCGTTGGCCGGAATTTCATGGCCCCGCACATTCTGGCGCGCTGCATTGGTCGCGGCCTCGCGGGCGCCAACGCTCATCTGGCCCCAAATCGCGCGGGGTATCTGGCTTTCGTCTGTAAACCCGGCACCACGCCCAAGCATATATTCGGCCGCCTGCCGGTCAGCCTCCTGCTCGCGACGGTTCATCAGCTGCTCGTCGCGGCTGATCCGGCCCGTAGCATAATCCTTCGCGCGCTCGCGGCGCTCGAACGTCCAGCCCTCAGCATCGGCTTTCGCATCGATAGAAGCCAATACGCTTTCAGCATCCCAGCGCTTCGCGCCCTGTTGCGCACCGGTCTTACGCGTGAAGTCGCGGATATACTTTTGCGTCTCCGCTGGCAGGTTCGCTCGCCAGTCGCCCCCCTTTTCCAACGCCTGCTGTACCCGACCGGGACCGGCGTTATAGGCGGCAGCGGCAACCTCCGGGTCCTTAAACTGGCGCAGCATTTCCTTGTAATAGGCCTGTCCGAGCTTCACGTTGTAAGCGTGGTCGGTGCGGTATTTCTGCTCATCCCATTTCACGCCTGCCAGCTTCGCGGCCTCCGGCCCCGTGCCAGGCATGACTTGCGCAGGCCCCACCGCACCCTTGGGACTGGTCAGGAAGGCTCCGGTTTTCGGATCGGTGCCGCCCTCGTTCGAGATGATGGCCTCGAAGTCTGTCAGGCCGGTGTCTGATGAGGAACCCGAGCCCAGGTCCGCCGTCACCGCGTCGAAATCAGCCGCCGCCTGCCGCTGATCCAGCGGCCCCTTTAGCGCGTTGCGCAGTCGCAGTTCGTCACCAAGATCAATGTCATCTGCGTTCGCCTCCAGATAGACCTGCGCACCCTCGACATCGCCGGAGACAAGGAAATTATCGACTATCCCCGCATGTATGCCCGAGACATATTTCCGCTCTTCGTTGGCGACGATCTCCGGGTCGGACATACCGCGCCGCGCAAGGTTCGTGCGCAACTGGGCCTTGCCGTCTTCGATGAACTGCAGGCGCAGATCGGGCTTGTCCCAATTGGCGGCGGCCTGCTCCGCTGCATTCGCCTGCCGGGCGGAACCGACTTCATCATCATAGATGCGCAGCTGATCCCGCGCGTAGCCAGCAACGTCATCGTCAGCGAGCGCGCGATACTGCTTCAGACGCGGTTCGAGAAAGCGCCGCGTCCGTGCATCGGCCTTGCCGAGAATGTCGTCATAGGCTGTTCCAATGGCGGCGCTGGCTCCCGGCCGTGCAAGCAGCGCATCCTTGCCGCGCTTTTCCTTGAGCGCATTGGTCGCCGTGCGGGTCGATGACTGATATTGCAGCAGCAGGTCGTTCGCGGACGTCTGCGCCAGATCATCCTCGATCTGATCCTGCGTATTGGCAAAGTCGGAGAGCGCGCCGCCCAGCGCCCGCGCGCCCCGCGCAACGCCGCCGAACGCCCCGCCGTCATTATCAGCAGGACGAAACCGCGCGCCAGTGGTTTCGACCGGGCCGACTTGCGGCTGGCCATAGGTTTGCACCTTCGGCATCAGTCACCCATTTTCGCTTTCAACTTTGCGTACTGTGTCGCGCCGCCCAGCGCCGTGCTACCGACATCAAAGACACCACCGATGAGCGATCCCGTCGCCGCCTGGCGAGACGCCGACGCCTGCGAGGAATAGTTGCTCGCCTCGACCTCGAACCCGCGCGAACGCTGGTAGCCCTGATCGTAGATGCGGCGCACATCCTCATTCGCCAGCATGTCGGTATCAGCGGTAAGGTCGAGCGCGCTGCCGAAATTCACGTCGACGCCGTTTGCGGCCATCGCCGCGCGCTGCTGGCCCTTGAGCGCGGCGGTGCGGCGATACTGCTGCATGGCGGCGTCACGCGTGTTCTGCTGTTCCTGCCGCGCCGCCTCGTTGGCGAGGTCGGCATTCCGATCAGCGACCTTCGCCTGATACTTGTTTTGGGCATTGGCCTGTAGCGCGCCGAAACCCGCACCGATAGTGGAGACCGCTGCTGCGGCGGCCGTCAAGGTCAACGGATCACACATGGCGATCGATCCAGAACTGACGGAATGCGACGCCGCTGATCACCGAAATCTCGTCCTCGACTGTGAAGCCCCATCGCTTCAGGAGCGTGATCGCTTGCCGGTTCTGGCAGGAAACTAAATTTCCAGCCGTTCCAATTGAATCGACCAGCCGGGCGATGATGCGCGGACCCAGCGCCAGCAGGGCGCGACCGTGCCGATACACTTCGTCCGTCCCAAGGAACCAGACGACCGCCCGGCCTTCGATGGCCGAGGTGGTGATGACACCATACATCGCCTCCGGGCGCCCATCGACCAGCGCCGTCCAGCACATGTCCGAATAGAGGAACCCGTCCCGCAGCGCTTTCTTTGGACTATGCCCCATCGCCTCGCATTCGGTCCGGTCGATAGCGCGGATGCGGCTGGCGATCGGGCCGATATGCGTCGCGCGCGACGGAACGACTTGTATTGAAGCCTGATTCGAGGATGTGTAATTCATACGGACCGGCTCGGTGTTGACGCACCGGCCGGCCCTGACCACCAACGCGAAGGAACCGCGAGATGGCTGCTAATCAGCATAATTCCCTGCCCATATTGAGTCGATACATTGTGGATGAGCGAGGTTGCTGGATCTACCAGGGCGAGATCACCCGCCGGGGCTACGGCTCCATAACCTTGGGGCAGCGCCGAGATGGAAATCGCGTGCGGATTGGTGCCCATCGCTATTTCTACCAGCAACTTGTCGGCCCAATTCCTGACGGAATGAAGGCATGCCACAAGTGCGATGTGCCAGCTTGCGTAAACCCTGAGCATATTTTTCTCGGAACGGATAAGGACAATATCCGAGATATGCACCACAAGGGGCGCTACCATCACGCAGGAGCAAAGGGTGAGCGCAACCATTTCGCAAAGATCACCGAAGAAACCGCCAGGGCAATTCTCGCGGCGGAAGGGACCCAGAAGACAATCGCCGCTAAATATGGCGTCGCTCAAACGACTGTGCAGGCCATCAAGGTACGTCGCATCTGGAAGCATCTTTAAGACCCCACTACTGGATCCAGAAACACGCCGATCAGCGTGAGCGGCAGCGGGTCGGTCTGCTTGATGTAGACGGTCGCCTCACCCGCCACGACGTTCGGGCTGTCCATGAGGTACTTGCCGTTGAGAAGGTTATCAGGCGCGCCCCACACTTCGTCCAGGCGCGGCTTGATCTCGTAAGTCGTCGGTTCCGACCCATCAGCCTTCCCCGCCCCGACCTTGACGTTCCGGCTATCGAGCAGATGCACCACAACCTCGCCAAGCTGCTGCCTGCGTCCGGCATTGCTGCCCTGCTGCCCGTTGAACATGACGGGCAGCGTCTGAATGTCGACATCATAGGGGAGCCCGAACGTCGCCTTGTAGGCCGTCCCCGCCCCTTCGGGCAGTGTGACGGTCCCGTTCGACACGACCAGGCCCTTGACGATCTGGCCATCGATCAGGCCCCACACGGTTTCGCCTTCCAGATGATGCAGGTTGCGAAACACGCTTTGCGGCGTCGTGGACACATAGGACACGGCGCAGTCGAGGTAGCAGCAATCCGCGACATCGGACCAATAGGCGGACGCCATGCGTTCGATGAAGGTGCGGGTGACGCCGCCCACGGTGCGCCGCACGGTCAGATAGACGCGATCCTCGCCATCCTCGGATATTGCGCAGCACGAAAGCACGCGCCCCGCCGTCTCGCACAGCGTCCAGCCCCACACCTGCTGCGCCTGCTCCCATGTGAAGCACAGCAGCGCCCCATCATCGAGCACAACCCATATCGCGGAGCGCGGCTCCTGCGCATAGCACCAGCTTACGATCTCGCGGCCCTTGAAGAAGTGCGGCGAGAAAATGGACATATCGTCGGATTTCAGTCCGTCCATTTCAAAGCTGTAGTTGATCGCGCGGACGCCCCCGCCGACACTCGGCTGATAGAATACGACATTGTCGACCACGAGCGGCGACAGGCGTGACGAGCCGCGCCCGATCTGGCGACGGACGGCAGGCGGCGGGGTGGCGGCCAGATAGCCGCCATTGCCGTCACCATCGATGCGAAACAGGCTGTCCGACGTGAGGGCCAGCAGCGACGTGGTCGATACCAGCTGATTGATGGCGTTCACCCTGCCGGCCACGCAGGCGAAGGCCAGGCTGTCATCTTCGCGCGTCGGCGTCGAGCGGTCGAAATTCTCGAAGTCGGCGGATCGGCTACCCCATGCCGCGTTGGGGCTGTTCTTGGTCCGACCCCACAGGGCGCGCTGCTCGAAAAAGGTGACGGTGCTGGGATAGTCGCCGGCCGCCTCGAACGGGTTGAACCCTTCGGGCGGCGCCTGATCCAGCGCAGGCCCGATATTGTCATCCCGGAACGTCAGGGCCTCGGTCGAGCCGATATAGCCAAAGAACTGACTGTTTTCCGCCTTGTAGACCTTGTAGCTCACGGCATCGGCAACGGCGGTCCATGTGACCGTCGTATAGTTGCGCTTGAGGCTCAGATCATTGGTCGCGGTGCTGACGTTCGACGCCCGGCTTTCCTGCCCTCCCTCGCTTATGGCGGTGACGCAGTAGCTGGACGGCTGCGGGAAATAGCCGTCGCCGTCATTCTCCGCGTCGACGTTGGGCGTGGTGGCGACTGCCGCGCATCCGGTCGGCGCTGCGATCGTCGGGCCGAACGCAACAGCGCTGAAACTCCATGCATCATGGGCGGTACGCACAAGCTTCTGCGGCGGATGGTCGATGTGGGCGAAATACATCGTGTCGGCCGTCTGCTCGAAATCGGCCTCCTTGAGTTCGGAGCCGTTGTAGGGCGTGCCCGCCCTGAATACGCGTGAGACACCCATCAGCTATACCCCAGCTTCCAGGCGGGCGGGCCGCCGATAACCGGTGGATCGGGGTCCGGCACAACGGGCGGAACGACGGGTGCGACCGGATCGGGATCGGGCGCGCCTGTGCGTGTTATCCCACCGGTCGACCCGGTGAAGGCCAAGCCGGTGGTGTTCGCCGCGATCACGAAATTATGCTGGTCCGGCACGCTGCGCACGGTCCAGAACCGGTTATTGAGCAGGTCGCCCATGGCGCCGTCTATGTCATCGAAATAGACCTGATCGCCCACGCTGTAGCCATGATATGCGGCCGTCACGCGCGCATAGGATTCCGCCGTGATGGCCGATACCGCCAGTTCTTCATTGAGGACGAGCCCGCCCGCCGACGCAACGCGCATATAGCCATGCCCCATTTCCAGCGCGTAGGTCTGTGTCAGTGAGAACTGGAACGGGATCAGCCGCGACGGCTGCGCGGCGTTGTAGACTTCCGCGACAAGGCGTGTGCCCGGCCGCTTGGTCAGGCCGCCATGTTTGAGCACCATGACATTGCGCGCCTTGCGCAACGCACTCTGGTACGCATCGACGTCGAACCGGCCATAGAGGTCCGGGGCAAGTTCGCCTTTCGCGAACTTCGCAAGCGCGAGCCTAAACATCCATCAGCCCGTCGCGTGCATACTCGACCGGGCTGACATAGGAGATGCTGGCCCGCGGGGAGCGATTTTCATTGTCGGCAATGGCCCGCTGACGCGCGACTTCCGCCTGCTTGATGAGGTCGCCCTTGATCTCGCGGTTCTTCTTGACCGGATAGGCAAGCCGCACCGCCATCTCCAGTTCGATCGCGCGGGCCGTGGCGGGATCGACGTCCGCGATCGGCACGTCAGTGCGCCGGTATTCGAGGATCGCCTCTTCTACATTGGTGTAGATCGAGCCGCCGGCAACGACGAACGGCATCGGTCCCAGCGCATCGATGGCGGGAAATGTGTACGGCCCGACGATCGGGAAATTGCCGGAGGCATCGGGCAGGTTTGGACGAATGCGGATCGGTTCCGCCATGTCCGCAGGCTTCGCATAGCGACAGCCCCACTCCGCGCCGCGATCGTTGGCCTGAAGCGCCAGCACGACGCGGCGGATCGAGAAGTCGAATACGGCCCAGGTCAGAGCCTCGCGGAAGACGGATCGAAAGACGCGGCTACATTCCCGCGCGCTCAGTGACGCCTCTTCAAGCGAGTCGATTGGATCGGCGGCAATCTCGCCGAGCGCATTGTTGGAGATGCTGAGTTGGTCCGCCACGACGCTGGTCTATGGCGCGGGCAATGGTCGTTGAATCGACGTAGCATAAAGGGCGAGGCCCGTAGGCCCCGCCCTCCCCCCGGTTACTCGGTTGGCGCCGGCGTGCTGCGCGCTGGCTTCTTTTCCTGCGACGCTTCAACTTCCTCAACCCACAACGGCGGATCGCAGGGTTTCACAATCGCCTCGCCATTGGCGTCGCGCTTGACCTTGCCGGCAAGCTCGCCGGGCTTCTTTTCCTCACGCTCCACAGCCGTGAACTCATGGGTGAAAATCTCACCCTCCTTGATCACGCGGCCATCCACATAACCCTTCGCGATGGCCTTGTATGTTTTCGCTGCCATGTTCTGTCTCCTTGGACGCCTGTGCGTCAGTTGGTCTGGATGCCGGCGGTGATGGCGGCGAAAATCTTGCCGGTCGTGGGCGCAGTGCCGGTGATGTCGTAATAGAGCCGCATGAACTGCTCATCGACGCCCTCGGGGATTTCGCCCAGGAACTTGAAGCGGTAGCCCGCCTTCAGGTCCGCCAGCAGGACCGTGGCCGACTGCGCCACAACTTTTGGCGACGAAAACGCCGCATTGTCATCAACCTGCAATTGCAACACGATGCTGGTCAGGTTGTTGAACGTCTCCGTCACCTGGATCAGCAAAGGAATGTCGTGGAACCCCACACCGCGATCCGGCACACGGGGCGCGCTCCACCACGGCGGCGTGCCGACCTTGAGGAAGTCGATGACGTTGGACGATGCGGCATCCGCCGTGATCGCCTGATTGTCGCTGAGAACCAGCGTCTGGTCGATAATGGACATTGTGTTTCCTCCTATCCGCTGGCTGGATCAGACGACGCGCGTCTCGCCGTTGGTGATGCTATCGGTTTCGCGGATCGGCATGCCGCGATAGGACAGCACCTCCTTGCCTTCGAGCTCCATCGGGCGCAGGCGCACGAAATTGTCGTCGGCGCCGCCGTTGGTGGCGAGCTTGTCGAGCACTTCGAGCACATCCTTGTTCATGTAGATGACGCTGCGACCAGTGCGGGCGGCGTTCTCGATCGATCCGCCGTCGGGCTTCTGATACTTGCCCATGCGGCGAGTGTGCATCTTGTAGTAAGCTTTGCGCAGCAGCCCATAGAGATCGACGTTGCCCGCCTGCATTTCGCTGACGTCGATATTCGCGACGCGCACGTTCACACGCGGATCCTTGACCGCCATGCCCAGGTGCCAGCGGAACAGTTCTTCCAGAACGTAGTAGGCGTTGCCCAACGCGTCGGTAATGCGCTGGCGCCCCATGTCCTCGCGCTGGATGCCAGCCTTGGTGTTCTTCGGGTGCAGCAACGCGGTCAGGTCTTCCGCCCAGGTGACGAAGAAGATTGAGGTGTTGTCCGAACCCGAGCCGCCACCATCTACGACCTGGCTGCTGGCCAGCGAGTTATACCGGGCGGCGAGGCCCTTGAACTCTTCCGGAGCCGAGATCGTGTCGCCGTAGAAGGCGGTTTCCTCTGCCTCTTGCGCCATGGCTTCAAGGAAGCCGCGCGCTTCACTCAGACGGACAGCATTGGCTTTGTCTCCAGCCAATTCGAGCAGGCGCATGTCGATCGGGGACAGGCCCTCTACGAAGCCGGTCGTATCTTCGACCTGACTGCGGCCCGACTTGGATGCAGGAATGCCGCGATAGAGGCGGCCCCACGTCACGGTCGGCAGGGTGTCGCGGATCGTGTGCAGATGCTTCGTACCATTGTTGCACTCGATCGCCACGGCATCGAGAACCAGCGGCGTCAGTTCCGCAAGGATTTCGACAATATCCGCTTCGATCGACCCGTCAGGGCTAAGCGAACGGAAATAGTCGGCCAGATTGTAGTAGGTGTTGCCAATCGTTGCCATTTACCTAGTCCTTCTTGTCACCGTACCAGCGATCCTCCGCAGGCACTTTCACGCTCGCCCCCGCATCCGCGCGGACGAAATCCCCATCCTCACCAACCATCTTGCCGACCTGGGCAAAGGCCCGGATCATGTC